TACTGAAGACTCGAGGATTGTAGCAACATCAGGTCCAACGACGATGAAGTTAGCGCTACCCCGAAGAGTCTTGCGGTGAATTGTGTTAGCGGCATCAATAACTGTCTCAGTAAGAGTCTCATACCACTCGCGGACCGTACCGGTGAAGGCAGGGCCTGGAGTAAGTGAGCTCGTCTGAGCAACCTCGGTGCCAGTTTCCTTGTTAACGAACTTACCAGGTGAACGCGACCAGAAGAGGTTTGCGCCATTACCCTGGAGGAGTAGGTCATTAAGGATTTCACGATCGATCTCAAGAGCAATCTGCTCAGAAAGAATCTGCGTAAGCTCAACCTCAGCGTCGAGGCTGTGGTAAGCGTTAAGATCCTGTGCAAGCTCTGGGGACCACTTGGCCTTGAGCTTACGAGACTGAGCTGTTACTGCAAGGGCTTCAATCTTGATATCAATTTCTGGAATTGCGGCGCCAGTATTGCTACCGTCACCCTCGAATCCAGGAATAACAAGCGTATCACCCTGATCGGCATTAACGTCCAACCCAGCAGCTACAACATGGGTAAGCTCCATACCAGAAGCTCCAGCCGTTGTTGGAACAGCAGCAGCAGCATCACCGGCGGTAGCCTTCTGAACAATGGCCTTAAGGACCAGATCTGTATCAGCAGTTGCCGAAGCAGCAGAGCCGCGAGGCGCAAAAGCATTAGCTGTAAAAACGCCAGTTGCACTTACAGTACCAATCTCATTCAGGCGACGGAGGTTGAATGCCCCACCACTCTGCATATCTGTCGGTGCAGTAAGAAGAGCGTTTGTACCGGTTAACGATAGTGATTTTACCATTGTGGTATCTAGATTTGCAATTGATGCACGTAGTGGCACAAAAACGCATGCCCAACCTTCACTATCTTCATCAATACGCTTACTAAGCTCAGCATCAAATAAGATTAACCGACCATCACGACCGGATGTATTAAGATCAGTATTGGCAGCGATAGATGTCCCAGTACCGAATCCACCATGTAGCGTAACTTGCAGGGAGTGAGCAGCATCAGCGGCACCACCACCGGTAGCACTCAATGAAACTTCCATTTGATTAGCGGCTACATCAGGAAGGAAGTCCGAGTTACCGTCCACCGCAGAAGCAGTTGCGTGGCGCTTGGAATAACCTGATCCAGCAAGATCATACTGGCCCCCGCTACCAAGAGATCCACTCTGGACTCCCTTACCAACTGGGTTGTTATAAAGCGACTCGCCTGCATCATATGCATCACCTTGAGCTGTACCATAGGTATAATCAAGGTAAAAGAGCAATCCGGAAGGAAGGCTCATTGGCTGAATACTAACAAGATCATTAGCGATAAGTCCACCAAAGACCCGGCGAACAATTGGGAAAGCAACGTTCGAGAAACCACGAACCTTACCAGCATCTGCCATTGCGCCGCTACTAGAGCCAAGAGTACTTGCCTCGCGTAGGACCTGGGATGCCTGATTTTCTAACATACATGCCATGTTCTCGCGGTTTACACCACTGAGTCCACGGAGAAGCCCTGTGCGGCTCCACTTTTCTACCAACCGTCGGTTTTGAGTGCCGAGATGACGTGCTCTGATGCCTTCGGTTAGTTGTTCTAAACTAAAAGACTTTGACATTTTGTATCTCCTTTATTGATTAATATCGTTGTGTCAAAAGCTGAATACGATAACTTACTTGCCATCGATTCCAGCAAGTACTGCCCAACGATCTACCTCAACACCACTCTTGGCCGCAGCAGCGGACCGGGTTGATTTGGAAGATGAGCCACCGCGCAATGCGCGACTCTCAGTTAGGGAACGACCCTTTGTCGATCTCTTATTGAGAGAAGCAGTGAGGCTCTGATATAGCAACTTGGCTTCCCTGAGCGTTCTGGCCTTATCAAGGGCCTCAACGATGGCACGCTGTTGCTTTGGCGTGACATTACGGTTTTGCATAAGCTTATTTGCATAAAGCAGCTTAGCATTAAACAAGTTCATCTCAGTAAGTTGAGTGCGGAGGGAACCAACCGCCTTTTTATATTCAACTAACTGTCGAGAAAGAGCTCGACTCTTGCGGCTCTCATTTACTCTACGATTTCTTGAAACTCTACGATTTCTTGCGGCGCGTCGACGACGATAACTCTCAGGCATCGCGTCTCCACCAGCAGGTCGGCCTCCAGCATCTGGCTCGCCACCATCATGGGCATCACCAAGCTCGTCAGCCAAGGCATTGAGAAGTGCATCTTCATCAACATCTACAAAAGAATCACCCTCTGCATCACCATCACCGAAATTGTCAAGAACAGCGGCGTCAACACCCTCTGCTTCTCGAATTCGCTGTCGGCGCATGCGCTGAAGTTCACGACGGAGCATAGTCTCACTGATTTCAACGATTTCATCATCGTCAGAAACAGCAACATCAACAGCAATACCGTCGCTTTCAAGGGCAAACTCTTCTTCGCCACCCTCTTCTTCGCCACCGAGTTCTGCCTCGCCACCTTCGTCACCCTCTTCACCGGGCTCTTCAATTGTGAACTCTAAATCAAGATCACCAAGTAAAGCATCTAGCTCCTCGGCCTCTTCCTCATCGGCTGGGGCCAGGACTACCTGTGCGTCAACCTCATCGAGTTCTTCCTTCTTCTTTTCATCTTCATTCTCTTCAGCCTCAAATAGGTTCAGAACGCTAAAGAGGTCCTTTTTCTTATAAGCCATTTGCTTCATCTCCTTAAGTATAGATCGTGCTCGCCTACGAAGGCCGAATTTATCGGACTCTCCTTCAGTAAGTATTGCATCATTGTACAAACTGAATGCTTCCCTGAGCAACTTGGTGTAATTTTTACGGATAATTGCCTGTTGGGAAGGTTGTAGATTGTTAATGTTTAAACGTTCGAAAATGCGGCTTAGCTTTCGGACGCTCTTTTCTAGACGCTGAATCCTCTTCAGCTTGGTCGATGCCTTTCGCTCATTTTGCAAAAGACTAGTTAAAGCTTCTGCCATTCCTTGACTTAGAAGAATATCATCCTCTTCATCAACTCCGGCATCGCCCACGTGAAGATCAACGCTGCCCGTGTCAACAACAACGGACCCGTCAGCACCAATCTCTACATCCACATCAGCACCGGCTGGTACACTAACTGAAGGTTGGGATGCCCCACCCTCCGGTTCACCTACCATCGGTGCCTCTGGTTCAGTTCCTAAAGAAGCCATGGCATCTAAATCTAGTGTCATTGGCTCATCGATCATGGGAACCTCACCCTCAACGTCTGCACCTGCCTCCTCTGGCGGTGCGCCGAGGTCAGCTAAGTCTTCATCGGACATGTCCAATGCTTCTTCATTCAAGAGCTCTCTCTCAATGAGTGCTCGAATTTTTGGAGTGACAGCGTTAATAATTTTATTCTTCGCATTTTGCTCAGCCATTTCTCTTAATTGCCTGGCTTCTGCAATAGCTTCTTGATAGAGGTTTGTTCCCATGCTTATCTCACCTTGAAATGCTAGTTCATAAATATATCGCTGGGTGTAAAAGTTACATACCAGCGTGCATCATTTATTATATGTATTCTCATCGACGCAACAGTTCCACAGACATTATCAAGATTTTTTCGCATTTCTTCTTTCATCGTTATTCTAACAATATCCTCTATACACATGAATTTGTAAATTATTCATATGAGTTCCTATATTCTTTTTCCTGGTCAGCATAAATTGCGCCAATTAATTGCCTCAGATCTAACATTACATCATCTTCTGTCGGAGGTATATCATTAATTTCATATGCCGGCCGTTCTTCAACACCCAGGTCCATTGGGGGAGGACTTAATGAATATCCATGTTTAGTACCATAGGAAATATTTCCGGATGTTCTAGAAGGATATTCTGAACCGGCATGATGATATCCAGAGACAGAACCACCTAGTGCAACTTCCCTTCCTTTATATAGATCTGGAAATGGTACCATACTATTTTTTGCAACCGCTTCACCTAACTTAGTATTTCCAGCGGCAAAGTAAAATGGATTATTTTTTCTATCTGACATAAAGTCTGTGATATGATGTCCCATATTCGTCTTACGTACAAAGACATCAATGTCTTCATCTTCAATTTGCTCTTCAATATCTTCGTGATGATCTGGTTCTATATACGGAAATATATCGTGTTGCTTTTTCGGTAAATGAAATTCAGGCTCGAGGCGTCCATACCCCAAGCCTTTTTTATCATCATAATTATTTTTAACTGCAGACGTTGGTCGTTTGCGAAGATAGTTGTCAGACATTAAATGCCTCAGCTCTTACTATATGATCCGACTGAGCTCTTATGGCTTTTTCCCATAATATATTTCTTAACCTTATGACCGGACTGTTGTTTGGAAGATGCCATCGGATCTAACGCGGAACCTTCGCCGATATACGGTGGCCTAGACGCCTTATTCTTTTCTAAATCATCTGGTGGATCTGGCTGATCAGCGGGATTTACGCTCCCCACACCAGGACTTGCAGGATTGGGCATATGTGGTGACCCGGGAAGACCGCCTGGGCCGGACTCTACTTCTGCAATTACAGGAGGTTGCACTGCTTTTGGACCCTTGTCATAATCTCGACTAAAAGAAGAAAAACAATATCCATTCTCAACAATTCCGTCAAGGACATTTTCCTGGAAATGTTCTTGAATAGAATCCCGGGTCAACGATTCGTCATGAATCGGTGACCCGGGAAAAGATGCCTTAAGAGACTTTGTGTTTGAACGTGAAAGTTCTTTTACACCACCAAGTTTTCCGTTTCCACCGCCAGGAATATCTACAGTATTTTGATTGTGGCTCGGCATAACTAGTTACCTATTAAGATGGGGATGACTTGCCTAAGCCATAATCACCAAGTGTGTGGGTTGAAATAGCCTCGGAAGACTTTTTCGGGCTTAGCTGTGAACCAACACCGGTTCCCCAAGTATCACCAGCTTTTTCACCATAACCGTCAGGCGGGTCAGATTGATCAGCAGGATTTTGACTTCCTGGACCAGGCGAAGTTGGATTAGGTACCCATGCAGAAGCCGGAAGGCCTCCTCCACCGGTTTCAACATCACCATATTCTGGGGCCTCTACATAGTCTCTATTTAAGATACCAAAAGTGTGACCAGCATCATTAACATCTCCATCAAGGCAAAGCTCTTGGAATTGTTGTTTAATGCTGTCAGCTGTCATCTCAGACGTATGAATAGGAGAGGCAGCATAAATAGTCGACATCTGCTTACTGTCATGGCGGCCTCTGTCCTTATTAGTGACAACGGCCTTTACAGTTATTTGTTTATGAGTTGGCATAATTAACTCCTTATAGATTTATCGGCGGCGTCTTGTCGGCGATCTGCGTGCTGATCTAACAATGCGGCCGCGCAGCTTTTTCTTAGCTTCGTTTACTTTACGTAACTTTCTCTTTAACTTGGTTTCCTCAATCTTAAGGACTGCCATAATATCGATATCTTTTGCAATCGTATCAGCCTCTTCCCCAGCATCTACCTCTTCGGCATTTACCTTGGCAGGGTCGTCGATTCCGGCCTCAATTGGGTCGGACTCTCGAATCATACGTGCTTTCTCTTCAAGTACCAAGCGCCGGAGCATTCTTGGTGTAAGTTTCTTAATTCGTCTGGACATGGTTATAAACTCCTATTCATAATATTTTACGAATCCATTATACATATTTCGCTTAAGCAGATTTTGACCTCTATTTTACGGCATTACTTTCTTTTCAGTAAAGGCCAAACTCGCCCAACGATCGGAAGCTTCACCAAATAAATCCTCCAACTCTGCTCCTTGGGCTTGTTCATTCATTAAACTATTGCCGCTAGCTGCCTGCGGGCTGGTTTCACCACCCAATTGATCCTGCAATGTTGTCATTGCAGTATCTCTAAAAATATTAGTCATAATTGGGTCGTTAGTTAAACCAGCAACCGTATCATTAACAGCAGCTATAAACTTATCTTCTTTAGGCTCAACATTCTCAACTATTTTTTGTGTAGATTTTCTCGATTTTAATTTAGCTTTTTTAGGGACAACGGCCGATTCATGAAGTAAACCTTCAGCTAAAATCTCCATAAGACATTCTTTAACAATACCCTTAAGCTGATTTCTAGATACTTTCATTATATTCCTTTATGAGGTAACCGTACCAGCATCATCACCTGAGATGCCATCAATACCACGTAGGTCACAGTTATAGTCATGCACAATGTTTGTTAATTCGCCATATACTCTAACATTACCGTTGCCAGCAATATAAATTCGGCGACATTTAACATTCATCTCAATTGTTTCCTCAGCAGCCAAAGTATAATAGTGCCCGTTAGCTTTTACAGCTGATTCAGGGCGTGTATCGCCGCCGGCGACGTATGCAGCTATTTCTGCATCGGTTACCTTATTGCCCCTTTGAGTTACTGCATCACCATCTGCCTCACCCTCAGCTAAAAGTACCGGAACCCTCAATGAACAAAAGTATATATAAGCATCGTTAGTCGCATGTAGGTTCTTTATAGTAACACGTTTTGTGATGAATGGAAATGTCACTGTAACGTCATCACCCTTGACAAGATCATTCGCAGTAAATGCCTCCGTACCACCAACCCCATTATTTTCATGATCATTAGCCGGTGCAGCAACTTGTAAAAATGGGCGGCCGGCTTGTTGGTATTCACCAACTGCACCAAGGCCTGGACCAGGATAGCTTTTCATATGTGGTGTATTATCAGTCCTGTCTTTATCATAATACGACATTATTATTTCTCCCAGTCAAGTATATCATTAAATAATCTATCTACTCTATCAGATTTGTTAAAATGCTTTCGAAGATCTCGAGGGGAAATATCTTTCCCTTCTGCCATCATAAATGCACCTGGTGTCGAGGGTTCTGAAACGAAATCCCAACAAATCAGCTGGAAATCATCTTGTACAACATCATAATCACCTTCGTGCTTTGTTGAACCTACTCCTCGAGAAGAAATTCCTAAGGTAACTCCGGACTCTACCAAGCTTTGTAAAATTTTTCCGCATGGTGTGTCAAGCAACTCTACGTTTCCATAGCATACACCTTCGTCCATCCAGGCCTCTCTAACAATATGAGAAACATTCTTAAGTTCTACGACAGAAGAGTCCGGGTGATCACACTCACCTAATGCTCGATTCTCTCGAATAAACTTTTGATAATTTCTTACTTCTCTTTCCAAGATAGGGAGAGGGTAAACTCGCCCGTTTTGATTAAGGGTGTCTGCTTTCTGCAAAATTCCCTTCATAACAATCTTACCACCATTTTTGTCTTTTGACTCCTGGATCATTTCCTTTGTATACTCAAAAGGTGTCCAGGCAGTTAGAAGTTTACTCATCGTCAGCCTCCATAATTTCTGATTTTAATTGGGAGACTAATAGAAACCTAGAAACAGTTTCATCATCGACTGCGCTGGTGTCTAGGGTTGATACTGCAAATTGAACCTTATCCATTTTTTCGTTAAGAATCTTATTATCGCATGTATTCGCGTACAGGTCAAGCTCTGTGTGCAAGCTGGCCTTCAATTCATTTAAGTAACCCCTGAACTCTCTTGTCTCGCCATGTTGAGTACTAAACACATATTCTTTAATCAATGTCTGTTGCTCATTATTTAACTGCTGCCCATATCTCTTATTAAATTTCTCTGTCATTAATCTAACAGTCAGGGTACTTACGTCCTCATTAAGAAAAACCTCTAAAGGTTCATCCCTTTTTTCTGTCAATAGAAAATTACAAACCTTATTTTCATAATCTGCAACACGAGATAAATTTGGTTCGCCCGAAGAACGCCAATCATTAAGCAGCGTCTGAATTGTTGCATATTCCCTATACTCATCAATTCTTTGATTATAGAAAGTTGGATCAGACAACGTATAATTGATATCCTTTATTAGGGCTGCTTTTTCTTTTCGTAGTTGGTCTGAGTCAAAATCTAAAGCAGCCTTCTTGGCTTCTTGTAGAATCCGAATCGCTAATGACTCCTTATCAACCGCGGTTTTTACTAGCGCATTAAAAAGACGAAACTCTCTATATAGTTGTGTCCCGGGCTGGAAGTGCTTTCTTACAATTCCTAAAACTTGCTGGTACTTTTCTGTTTCATCAGTAATTAGCGACTCAGCCATTATACGTAGGAGTTGCTCATAAATAATACCAACATTTCTTTTCTTGTTGTGAGACTTACTCATTTATTCATCATCCTCTTGATTATCCAGCGTTATTTCTAAATCAATGCCTTCGCCCAAGTCATCTTCGTTTTCCGTAATCATACGTTTACTAGTACTACCTATGGCGCTGGACAGATTACTTAAAGTAGATTCAATCTCTCTAGTCATTCTAGAATGTTGTTGCATTTTATTATCTAGAAAGTCTCCCATCCCAGGAATTACCTGGCGGGATGTTCCGATATTTTCTTTAAACGGATCTTTAAAGAAATCATTATCAAATGGCTTATTTGACGTATCTTGTGATCTAGTTGCCTTACCGGTCGAAGTCATACTAAGAAAATCAGGCATATGAGTTGAATCAGGGCCGAATCGGACCTTCCTGGTTTTTTTTAATGGTTCATTAAATGCATTTCTAATTTGAGACTGGGCTTTTGTTGGGGATTCTTCATCATCTATAGATAAAATATGCACATGATCATCATCATCTTCAAGGGGCTCTTTATCTTCATCATCTTCCGGATTTTCTTTACCATCAGTAGGCAAAGCTGTCAATAGCTCACCCGTTGTATAGTCGGCAGCGAATAGATCTTCACCCCCGGCTTCTTCTTCGCCACCGGCTTCTTCTTCGCCACCGCCAAAGAGATCACCTCCGCCTCCGCCCATATCGCCACCGCCGCCGTCTTCGGCTCCTGGTGCTTGAGTTGCTTCAATCTCAAGATCTATAACCTTATCATCCTTCTTACCTTCTTCAATTAACTTAATCTCTTGTTCAGTAAGGCCCATGACATTCTTTCGGATCCACCGGCGATCAACCAGCCCTTCAGGGGCCGTACCAGCAATCTCAAATCTTGCCCTAATCAACTCAAGCTTTTGTTGCTGTGCAACCGAGGATGGGTTTGAAAGCTGCAAATCAAAATCCAGTAAATCATCTCCTTCATAACCATGAGAAAATAAATGAATCATTGCCAACTTATTAAGCTCTGAAAGAACTGTCTTCTGGATTCGTTGGATGGTCCTGGAAAATCTGATGTCTTCTTGGGCTAAAGTTGCCTTGGATCCAATCTCTTCGTCATATCCCAGGTATGCTCGAGGTATCTTAAGGGCTGCGAACAGTTTCTTTTGGATATATTCAACATCCTCAATTGCCGTTGTATTTGTACCACCAGCCAAGGTATCAATCTTCGTTCCTGACTCTCCACCTCGAACAGGTAGGAAATAATCTTCATCAACTGATAATGGGTTATACCTTAAATCAACTCGGCCCGTGTCTTTGTCCACGATAGCAGATCGTTTAAGGCTGGTCTGTGCCTGCTCTAGGTACTCAGCCACATTCTCCGGGGGAACATTACCAACATCAATATAAAATACACGGCGCTCAGGTGCGCGTATGACGCGATACACTAACATCGCATCTTCAATTAAAATAAGTTGACGCCAGATTCTACGAGCCGGCTCCAAGACGGATGAACCATATGGTAAGAATGCATCATTTCCTAATAAACGAAAATGAGCAACTTGCCAGTTTTCCAAAATTTGATTTCCTTGGGTTATCCACCTAAATCGTACGGCCGCAGGATCTTCTGGATCAAAACCTTCTTCTCTCTCTATCTCTGAAATAGGAACTGGGAATGCATTTATAATTCCATATTCTGGGGAAACGTCGGTCGTCAAAAAGAAATCACCATACTTACACAGATTTCGAACCCACATGGTTAAATTAAACTCTGTGTTTAGGGTATCATAAAATAATACCTCTAATAGCTCTTTAATTTTTCTATTATCAGAATGAATATGAAGATTTATGCCCTTTTCATCAACAGATGTAGTTTCTTCAGAATAAATGTCTAGTGCAGCTGAAATTTCTGGTGTCGCCTCCATTTCACTAAAGTCGCTATACCTGGACATCCTATCAAAGGATCCATACGTGCTTAGAGTATTATTGTAGAGATCATTATGAGCCCTTCCAAACATCTGCATAGAAGAGACGGCCGCCGGCTCGGAATAGCCTTTAACCCGGCGCTTAATCTGTGGTCCGGTTCTAAAGAGCTGAGTTAGTCTTTGAAACAGATTCGGATTCTTTTTTCTCTTTGGCATTTTATCCTCGTTTCACCATCTAATATTAACGTACAAAAGTAAAAAATAAATCTACTTAATCCAGCAACCAACTAAAATCCCCATACGGATTCTCGTCAGAATCATTTGACCCAGGATCTTCTTGGTTCAAAACCCTCGGCTTATATGGGTTCTCTGCAAACTGCCCTTGTTTCGGGAGCGTTGAATCTTTATAGGTGTTTCTATTTACAGCAAATGCATTTAGCATTGCCTGATTGACATCGACGCTTTGTTTATTATAGTTTGGTGAGGTATCATATAACCAGACGCCGATAGCCAAAGCCATAACCAAGTCATCGTTCTGTCCTCTTTGTGCTTGAGCTTTATTACCTTTCCAGATAAACGTTTTTAGCTCATTATATAGCCGGTCAGAATATAACTTAATATGACCGTTTCGCAAGACCTCTTCAAGCTTTGTCAAAATTTGGGCCCGGGAGGTACCTGATGTCGTGAACCCGGCTTTGTGAACTAGGCTTCCACCGGAATACATTGCAGCATACTTATCTTTTTCTTTTTTATAATAAAGGTTAGGGTACTTAAGCTCTATTAACTTCATTACAACAGCATACCCGTATGTATTATTCTCAGGACATAATAGTGCATTCTGATATCTCATACCAGCTTCATTAAGTAATATTGCAAATTGATCTGGTGGAATCTTTCCCTTATACTCTGCGACTACCTCTGATTCATTTGTATCAATAACGTGAAATGCAGAATAATCACTAGCGTCACCCCGGGCAACATCAGCAGATATAATATATTTGTGATCCGTCAATGGGTACTTCCATACCCAGACACCCATCTCGGGGCCCCATCGTTCCAATGGATTTTGGACTTGCGTTCTTATTTTCTCGATGTGATCTGCAGAAAGAAATGTTTCACCTGATGCAGCAAAGTCACACAGCAATTCCTGCGCAATCTGTTGTTGGGTTAGGTTTTTGCATTCATTACTAAACCATTCGTCATCGCGTTCAGGGTGTACATCCCATGGTAGCTTAATTGGATTAAACTCACTTTCGCCAGCATCAGCCTTCATATATAGATCATAGTACTGACCACCCACACCATTGGGGGTTGATAAAACAATTGCCCGTCCACCAGTTGATAGAGTAGGATATAGTCCCATCCATAACTCATCAAAGTTTCTAACAAACGCAGCCTCATCCACAATCAGTAGTGTTAATGCCTCTGATCTACCGGCATCGTCGGAAGTTGGAATTGCCTTTATTGTCGACCCATTTGTAAATTCTACAGACTGCTTATTATTAGTACTCAACTCTGGTAATATTAGCCATGGAGGAATATGTTTAAGCGCAACCTTAACCTTTTTTATGAAGTTCATCGCAACACTTAGCTTTGTTGCAATAACAAGAATATTCTTATCCTTATAAAAAATAGCAAGCCAAACAGCATATGCGGCAGACAGGGTTGATATCCCTAATTGCCGCGACTTCAAGATAACGTTATAGCGATGATTAACGAAATCATCAATACAATCATCTTGAAATGAAAATGTGGCAAATGGAATTAGCCCACGTGTCGGATGCTGGATCTTAACATATTTGTTGAAAAAATACTTTGGATCCTTACCACACTTGACTATTTCTCTTACTTGCCGCTGTTTGTTAACTGTGGCCATGTTATCATTGTACTCTAAGGCTACAGTTTCTACGATAGATTGCAATTCTACGCGGGTTGTGTACGGACATTGAAATTAATTCAATATTATCCATGTTTATTTCCTCTTCTAGTTTTAACGCATTACCAGAAACTTCCTTATAACGCTTTTTCGTAGCATCAACTTTCGAAGAAATAATTTGAATTGACTCATCTACTAACCGATCAACCTGCTGACGCAAGGCTTGTTCGGAAGCAAAATGAACAACAGTTTGAAACTTAATTAGAAGCTTATCATCCTCAAGGGCACATGTTAGTGATCTAGTTCCATCACCGCTACTTTTCCCCCAAGTATAATTTACAACATCACCGAGCTGGTTTAATTCATCTTTTGAAATCATGATTTATCTCCTGGATATCCTCCCTATCTAAATATCTAGACAACGAACTATTTGACCTGATAGATGAAAGAAGGGGTGTCATTTCTTTTATTTATTTCACTTGTTATGGTTTTAGGGCCGGGCCTCCAGCCATTATTCCACTTTGCCTTATTCGGCGTGGCCCAAATTAGCTCGCAATCTAAACAACACTCATTCCTACGGAAAGATAAGACATCATCATGATCTCTCATAAGTTGCTGGCAAACGGGACAGTCTAATGGTACCACATCCGGAAGGTCGGTCGGAACTATAATAGAATATTGACTAGTCTTTTTGAGCCTCCTATTATTGGGTAGCTCTTTCCAGTTATCCACTTAGTGCCTCCGCGCCGGCGCATTGTATCATTGAATTCTTGCCATGTTGACGAATGTCCAATACAACATCAACGATATCCTTTACACCATCAACATGAGAAATAACCAAAATATTCCTAAACCATCGCTTTAAAGACTTAAGCAATCTATTACAGGATTCAACATTCATCTCATCCAAAGCGCCGAAGCCCTCATCAATAACTAAGAGATTTGTCTTTGGTAATGAGCTAATATTAATCAATGCTACACGAATCGCAAGAGACGCCATCATCTTCTCCATACCTGAACCACATTCAATAATACGGCGTGAATCTCCATAGTTTATGAAAATATCCATTGCATTGCTATTTGACTCAGCCTCAAGCTCCACAGTAAACCCAACAACGTCCTGTAAGATCTTTGATATCTCTTTGTTGATAATCGGGAGCTGGGACGTGATAATCTGCAAGGGAATTCCCTTTTTAGAGACTGCATTCATAAACAGCTCATAGATTCTCCATTGAGACATCAAATCCTTGAACTCATCTCTCTCTTTTTCTAAGCGTCCAATCTCATTGGTAAGTAATCCAATCGACTCAGATATACTCATCCGTCGTGAGTCAAGCTCTGTGATATCAGATGATAATTCATTCATCATTTTTTTCATATGACTAATTTCTTCTGCAACCTCGCCATCGCTAACCCTGAGCTTCATATCGTTTAATAGTTTTTCTGCATCGGCAACTATCACAGTTGTAGTATTAACATCTGTTTCTAATGAATGTAGTTCAACAGCCTTCTCAGAAGCTTCGACCTTTAATCTTGTACCTTGGGTTAAAATAGCATCATATCTTTCTAATTTGTCTATCAACCCTTCTTTAACCAAGATTTTAAGAGATTTTCTGGCCGCTCGAACACCATCCAGTAATGCCGTGGTTTTATCCTTCTGCTTTCCTAATAGTTTCTTATTCTTGTGAGCATCCTTGATATATTTGCATGTGGGAAATTGATCACCACATGGAACCTCATCAAGTTTAGCTACGGACTTCTCCTGAATTTGTAGTAATGTTTTTTCTGTTTTATGACTATGCTCTAAATCTTTAAGGCTAGCCTCTAAATCCAGTTGGGTTGATAATCGTTCTCGGAGCTCGTCTACAGGAAACTGCTCTTTAACCTGCTCAATTTTTTCAATTTTAAGACCAATATCATGACATTGTTGTTCGGCAACCTCCTGATCAGCTTGAAGCGTTTCCAATCGCGCATGCGCCTTAGCTAGCTTCGTAGCCTGCATCTCAACATCCTCTGATGTCACCATATCTTTATCTTTATGGGTAGCCAATGATACGGTTAGATCTTGAAGCTTATTTCTCTTCTTTGTAAGCTGGTTGTCAATATCATCACGATCAGATGTTTTTCTACCCATAGTCATATTGGCTTGGATAATCATATGATCCCATTCATGATCTGGGGCATTTTTAATTAGAGCTTTGATATGGGCGGAGTCGTTTGCAGCTGCGGTCAACATTTCTTCAAACATGTTCAAATTTAAGAAATTCGTTAATACAGACTTTCTCTGGGTTGCCTTATGTTTGATAAAGTTATTCATTTCACCCTGACTAGCCATGGACGTTAATAAGAAATCATCAGCAGTACCAACCAATTTCCGAATAATCTTCTCAGTTTCAGTACGCTGAGCGCCGCTAAGATCCTGTATTACATTCCCATTTTCATCAATCTTGAATAGATTAAGGTGCGTGACAGCATGAAGCTTTCCAGCCCTTGTTTCATGTTTTGTTGATTGCCTTTCAATTCTATATAATTGTCCGTTAATTGACATATCAACAGAACCCTGGCAATATCCTTTTCGTGAATTAATAATGTGGAGGTTCTTAATCGACCCCCTATCCGTAGTATTAAATAAGGTATACATCAATGAGCCAGGAATTGATGACTTTCCAGATCGATTCGGGCCAAAGAGACCGATGATGCCACTAAGGTCATCAAACTTAATATAGTTTCCCTTTCCATATGAAAACGTATTATCAAATCGAAAATTCTTTATTGACCATTTAACATTTCTGGCGGAATCACCATTTGAGATCTGGGGAACGTACTTATTTATCAAATCATCTAACAATCCCCATTCATCATCATCTAAATCAATCTCAGAATAATACTCTCTCATTAACTTAGAGTGAGTATTTGCTTCCCTTAAATCATCTTTGAATAGCTCGCCGTCACCAAGTTTGATTACCGAAGTACTACCTACATCAACATCATTCTTATAAACAATCTCTGTAGCATCCTTAAATTCCTTAAGAGCAGAATGAAGTTGTTTTATCTCATGCTGAGAAAGTTGTTCATTGGTTCGAACCCTAAAGCGAGACCCGTCAGGATATGCCTCCGCTTCATCCAATGTTGTTTGTACGTCTTCCGTCCAGTCAATCGTTACAAAGGGTTTTGAGTGGGGCACCTCATAAAATGTCGATCTAAAATTATCACGATCATCGATCTCCCAAAATAAAAACCCCTTGCCGGGATCCTCACCATAGTTTTGCTGGATTGTCGACCCTGGGTACGCTATACGTTTCTCATGGTCTAAATATTGGACCTTATGAATATCACCCAAGAATGTGAAGTCATAATCTTTAAAGAATTCAACATTAACCTCACCTTCGACCTTCCAATTAATATCTGTTTGAGAACCCTCTACACCACCATGAAAAGTAGCAATGTTAATCTCTCCAGGGATAGGCTCAACATCATCCCACGTATCCATATCGAAACATGAAAACACACACCAATTAAATCCCGGTACACCAATTGGATATGTTCCTGATTTCTTATAAAGGAATAAGCGTGGATTATTCAGTGCAGAAATAATGGGACTAATAGCATCCTGCCTATCCTTATTCATCATCAAACCATCATGGTTTCCTAGAATAATGTGGGTAGGGGCAATTTCTGCTAATCCGGTAAACCACCAATTTAGAATATCAATTAATTCTGGTGAAATGCCCTGGGTCTTTGAGTGAACAATATCACCCCCGACAAATATCGCATCCGGATTTAAGCTTTTTGCTTTCTCAAAGAATGCTTGAAAAGATTCTCGATATTCATCATGTCTGGTTAAACCCCTAAAGTGAATATCGGATATGTGCACGCACTTAAAACTCATTCAAATCCCATCTTAAAATAATGAACCGCTCTTAATGGAACCAATTAAGTGATATAATCGATCCGTAGACTTCCACGGTTTGGCCAGTTTTTTAGCATGTAAGAAATCTAATTTACTCATTTCTCCTACATCACTAAATGGGCCAAGGTCTAAAACCCTAACCTGGATCCCATATGAAGATAACAACTTACAATACTTTTGAGTTTTATCATTCATATCTGAATCTAGGGCTAATAAGACCGGAGTCTTATTCTTTATAATTTTCTGGAATGTTGCATATTCTTCTGAAAAGTGCGAGCCCAGAAGACATGTTGCATTACTATCACACTTTGTAAGATCCATTGGCCCTTCGACCAAAGTAATCTCTTTAGACCAGTCAATGTTTATCTCATTGAAGATAACATTCTTTTTTGAAACCTTAGCATTTAGATATTTCATCTTGCTCTCGTCATTGTCGATCGTGCGTGCTACAAAATAATTTAGATCACCCACATCATTAAAAGAGGGCATAATAAGTCGCCGGCGAAATTTTCCTCTAGTACATGTGCCTAACTTAAAGTACCAGAAATCTCTATTAGTTAAGTTTCTGGCTCGGGCATACCGAATGGTCTTTTGAACGTCCGGATCTCTTAAGGCAATACTGGTCGCTAATAGCTTAAATCCTTCCGGAGGAATTACAATTTCCTCTTCTACCTCGGCAACTACTAGCTTCTTTTTTCCGGCGAACTTATTCTCATATTCATGAAGATGACGCGGGAAGTATTTACGAAGCATACCATGTAAAGATCGGCCTCGAAGGTCACAAACCCAACAATGAAACTGATCACTGTCTATTTTAATGACTAACTTCTTCTTCGACGAAACACCATAAGATCCACACCGGGGGTTGGGGCAACATACGGCTACATTGAGGCCGTCGGACCCAACGACACATGTCCCAAATATCTTATTTAAGAACCTAATCTTGTCGCTTACAGTAGACATCTTAATATACTATACCCAAAGAACGTACAAGTGTTCATTGTGATCAAAAGAATGTTGAATTTTTGTTTTACAATCAGGGATTGGTCTGATCTACTGTTTTCGATCCTGCCTGGGCAATGACATATGCATCAGCTGCATCGAAACAACCGGGCTCCAAAACCTGTTGTCCCTTGCGGGGCCCACTTTTTAGAACTTTCTGCGGCCACTCATAAACTACCTGGCCTGATACCCAGTCAAGGACCTGTTCCTTGGTAGGCTTACCGCCTTTTTTCTTTGAAATAATCTTAAGGCCGACGGATTTTCTAGCAACATTAACATTAATATACAACGGTTCACAAAAAAACTCTTGCTGGGCTAGATATCCCACAATGCCGTTAAATCTTGCTAATGTTAAAAGAGTTTTTGCAGAAGAAAAACCGGGGCGGAAAGCCTGCAAATTCTCCTCTATAAAAACCCGAGTTATGTCGTATGTAATATGCAACGAGGACAGCCTCTCTCGCATTATCTGAGCCTTCTGGTAGGACGATAGTTTGTTACTAAGGGGAATATATCCCATATCAACAAAGGACCCTCCTGGACTTACTATGCACCAGCCTGTACAACTGGTTGAAATGTCTAATCCTATGCTATAACTCACTAAAAATCTACCTTAACTCGGAAGGCTAGGTTGTCAGCGTCACGTTTCATAATGGGCTGGGCCAAACTAGTCCTTGCTACAATATTAAGGTTCTCGTCGTGAAAGTTCAATCCGGTAACATAAACAAATTCTGTATCTTCCTCGCTAGCAAATGTTGAAGCCTTTAAGTTTTCATAACGAGGATTCGAACTCGAATTAATTTGGCCCTGTTGACAAGGTACCAATATCTCCATAATGTGGATGTTATGATTACCTTCAAGGTTTACTTCAAACTGCTCTTTACCAAAATATGGGATACAAGGGCTGTGAACTACTGCAACTCCTTCTTCATAAATTATATTACCAACGCTAGACCAAAGAGGGTGTTCAGTTTCAGCATCTGCCCGGTATAAAAGACCATGCCCATTATCTCGAAGGGTAATTTTTACCTTCCCGCCTGAACCGGTTACATCATGGTCGATTAATTCGAATGTTTTAGGTGTTATCTTTCTACCATAAAACAGATTTGATACGTCAAAAAAGACGATTTCGTTAGAAGAAGTGTCCCTGGTCCGCTGAAGTATGGCAAGTACAGAACCGGGTGCTACCCCTGGATTTTCCGGGGTGGAACCAGCCACTGCCGCGAAGATTGAATCTTCACTTAAATCATCATTACCTTCGGAATCAACAGCAATCAACCCGGGATACATCATCTCTTCCGGTACCATATTTCTCAAAGTAACCAGCCCATAGTCAATTGTACCGTAATCATTTACGAACTTAGACGTTTCATGGTCAACTGTGGGTTTGGACTCGTAGCTTCCAGAAGCAAGTATGGTAAAATCAGGGACAAACATGCCGTTATCACAAGGAAGTATGGTGAGGTTTCTCTTTCTAATCCCAGGATCATCGTTTAAGAATTCATTTGCCTCTTTTTCTTCCTGTGTGGTGGTATCAATTGTTGATCCAGTTAGATTCATTAGAAGGGGATACTCACCCTGCACAAATTCTCTGCAGAAATTTTCCAGATTTAGTAAATGACCACCCACACCAAATGACATTGCCACATTAAACGGATCATCTGTGGTTGAAGTCATTGTCTGGAACGGGGTCAACATTACTTCTCTTTCCCTAGACTCCTTAACAAAGAATGGAGGCAAGAAAAACATCAGATGTTCTTCAAGTTCCTCGATACCATCCTTCTGTGTTGACCATAGCTGGGGCAGTGTTCTATAATCATTCCAGATTTTTAACTCATGGACCTCTGCATTCAGCGGATGCCGCAGGTGATAGTCATTTGGCTCAAGTGGATCCGGATCGTCTGCAGTCCAGCCGGACTCAGAGTCAACATCATCTAGCCGGCCCCAGGTAATACCATGTTTTGCTGCAGCTTCGTAACTAAAGAAGCCCTGTATGTACTGGGTTTCATCTGAATTTAATGTCAACACTTGATCATAGACATAGTCCTTGCCAAAATCTGTCTCTAAGTCGGTTACGGAATCTGCTAAAGTTGACGATAATATGGGTGTATATTTAAGCGTATCCATGGTATAATCAACCATGGCGTTAAAATAAGTTTCTCTAAGGCTGTAGTCTGTTTCTGCCTCTTCCCCGAGTTCAACTGGAATATCCTGGGCAAATACTTCAATCCCAGAAGAATTAAGCCATCGGCCGACTTGAGGATCTCCTGGGAGGCCTTCGGGGTGATCGGCTTTTTCTTGAACATACCATGCATATTCTTCAGCTACATGATCACCTTCTATTGTAGGTAATCCCTCAGCATCTAAGTAAGATGTGGTCTGACTATAGGATGCCCCATTTTTACCTTCAAAGTAATTTCCTACAAATAATGCAGCAGGATCTGCTTCTATATCAGTGTCTTCAAAATCAGTAATTAGTGTCCATCCGCCCTCGCCATCCGAGTGCGATAGATCTGCCCATTTTCTTGGTTCTGCGTCTCCAAACTCTTGTGGAAGACTTAAGTCAGCTACAGAATAAGGATCAATTGGATCAAGAGGCAAATTGAACTCAGTGTCAATTTTGCCATCAATTATAATTTGAGCTTTTGAGTCATCGATTAAGCTTGTTCCCCAACGTATGGCAATGTGGTGCCAATGATTACGTCTTAAGGAATTATCTGAGGAGAGGTATATCAGGTTCGACCCAGAGATAGCATTGGGCCGATCAGCCTCCGGTAATGCTGCGGTAACTTCCCATAGCTCTGTACTGTAGTTGTAATATTGTTCGTTACCGTATACACCATGCTCTAAATAAGGAACGTGAGACGGTGGGATATCTGCAGACGAACTGAGTTGTAACATAATTCGGAATGTGTCCGGGTGGCCGCCATGGTCGATATGGCTTCCGGTAACCAAACTAATGGCGTAACTGGATGACATGTGGAGGACTGTCCCGGCTTGAAAGGCATGAGATTGTTCCCTGTTAACAACAACATGATCTCTACCACCGTCTAAGTCAAACTCATCTTCAATTGTGGAATATGTTATTGGAGATCCGGCCTCAGACCATGTAAACTCATTGGCATCTGTATCTGCAAAGGCATCTCGAGCATCTTCATCAACCATCGAGGATGATTCTGTATTTTCAACCCAATCCCATGATGTATCATCACCTGGGATTGTCTGTTCCCATGCATACCAAGTAAATTCTTCCTGTTGGAGAGTTTCAATTCTAGCAGTACCTATATTTCCATCCCATCCGCAGACTAATGTTTGAATCCAGACTCGCCCATAGACTCGGGTCGGCTCATAGGTCATAACAGCTTCGTAACCCTGTCCTTCTGCCCAGGCTATTTGTTCTAAGATTGACGGATCTGCAGGATCACCGTATGTAACCAATAAAGGAAAATAACTTCGGTCCACATGTACGTACGTCATCCATTCCACTTCATCAGGAAGAGTAGTCGTAGATGGATCGGTTGGATCAACATCTTCATACCCAGCGTCATATTCATTATAGTCAGCCCAAGCTTGCTCAGTCCACTCAGTAGCATTTGTATGACCTGGATAGTGTGATAAATTTGTTGTTTCTGCCGCTAACGCAGCTATAATTTCATCATCATCAGCATATCCCCAATATGAGGCAATTCCATAATCAGTTACATCAACTGCTGTGTCATACCAATACTGGTTGCCATTGACGTCGAAAGTGCCGTCAACATCATCACCTGTCTCTTTATCATAATAACCTGTGTAACCATGATTTGCAGCTGTGTCAAATGAAGCGCCGTCGTCATCGGTCCACCCTACAATTTCGCCGTAACCAACCGATGCTGCAGTGAATTCAGTACCAAGTGTACCCCACAGAAGTACACCAGCAGAAGTGGCCTGATAGCTGTTTATCGTTGCGGTAGGGTCATCTGGAAAATCTTTGGCTACTGCATCAAAAACGTTATATTCGGTTAGGCCGTTGTCATCTGTCCATAATAGTTCTTCGGCTTCATTAACTTTTTGCTGGCCATCTTCATCAACGATCTCCACCTTTTCCGCCCAGCTCTTAAAGTACTCATTGCCATCGATCGTTTTAGCGATGTTTATTGCAGTTGCGTAATTGTCAAAATCGCCGACCTCATTCTTGCCAACGGTCCAGTCAGTAGCATTCTGAATATTCCCCGGGGCGGCAAATTCGAACGTTTGAACGCCATTATACCCATCGTCACAAATAATACTGCAGTTTTTGATAATCGGGTCGCCAGACTGGAAATCATAATCTGGGGACTCATCGCCCTTATCTGTTATTAGGTTTTCATGACGAGGATATCCTCTCTCTGCCCACCATTCTTCTTCTGTCCATTCACCGTATAAAACATCTTCGGGTGGATCTACGACACCATCGCCATTAGGATCAGCAATAATAGCATCGATATCAGAATTATCTGTCAATAAGTAAAATCCGGTATACCCAGCCTCTTCAGCGGTTGCCCATTCTGGATCTCCATCAGGAGGTGAGTCTAAATCAACCTCATAAAACCAATCGACCCACCAACTACTATCATGTGCAGCCCGGCCCCCTCCATGGAAGTCAATAAACAGTTGTTCCCAATCCTTAACCACAAATGACCCAGAGGCACACGAATCAACCTCATCAATAGTATACCGGGGGTTAATATAGAACTCAAACGTAAAGGAACCAGAGGGGCTATAAGGGATTATGCTAGGATCGACTGTTTCATCTGTAATCGACGGGTAAATAAGCGCTGAATCTGGTGGTACTAATGACGACGTGAAGAAATTAATGGCGTTATAATTGCTAAATGCCCAATGTAAGCTAGGGTGCTTTGTCCTATAGTGAGGAAATAAAACATCCTTAACAACATTCTTTCGTAAAGAGTCGCTTGTCAGCTTAAATGATGGCTCAAACCTAGTTACTGAAACTGCGGTATGCTTTCTAGATGAAACTTCAGAATCATTAACCATTCCCAGATAACGATCTAGCATTACGTTAATCGACGTTGCCGATCCGGATGTCGCAACTTCCACGTTAAAGACATTATAGGGAAATGTTGGAAGATCTTGATCTCCTACCCCGTCAGCATCCAGGTCTAAATCTAGTATAGGAGTGCCTGTTATTGGGTTGGTAATTACCCCAGTCACCGGAGGGTCGCATGTGCCATATTGCACATTAGTTATTGTAACCGTTGAGTAATTATAGTCAGATATGTATGTCGTATCAAAGGATGCCACAGAGTCGACTGCTGCAGACGTGGCACTAGCCACTAATTCCAAAGCCTGTTCTACATCATATACATCAGGGGAGAGTGAAGGATCACCCACACCAGGTAAGTCCTTAAGATCAACCATGTGGAGTGAACCATTTTCAGGTATGTCCGGCTTTTGCTTTGAGTTTCCCCAGTCACTATTATAAAAATAGAATCTACGTACGGTGCCATATGCTTCAGTTAAGTCAAAGTAAGCATTTTCGATATACTTGTGTGAAGAATGGCCGAGGAGATCGCGATAATCAAACGATCCTTCCGTCCCATAGCCACCAGCTAGGGTTGAGTCTGTGTCTTCGGTTCTAAACGTTAATTCGGTAACCTGTTGTATTTGAACTGGATCATTAAGTGAGGCGGATGCAATCATCGCATGCCGATATGCCTCTACGGTATCATCCCCGAAGGAGTCCGGACCAGAATCATTGAATGCTTGGAGGGGCTGGGCTTCTTTTTCGAATTTAGAGCGTTCAGCAAAAACATAAACAGAGCCGGTTACTCCGGTCTCTAATATACTTCCAGCTGAAGCTGACGAATAATGGCGTTTAGGACGGGTCTCTAATGTTAAGTTCTCGAACCATTGACTATCTAAACCGAATATCGCCATTTAACCACACCTGAGCTATCTTTATACGTCCCGTGTGGAACAGACGCTTCCGTATATACGTTAATTGTTAGAGCTACCGAAACATGAGACAAAAATAACATTACCACCTCGCCCTAGAAGTCTAATCTAACACGAATCGTAATATCCTTCTCATCATTCTTTTCGATTGGTCTAGACAATTTAGCGACTGCTAATAGATTATCATTGGCATCATACATCCCCACGGTAGTTGGGAACGTAAATGATCTTTGAGTATCTTCCTGGCCTTCGTCAATTACTACAACCCTATTTTCTTCATCAACATATGTCGGGTTGGCAGAATAATTAAATTCATCAGCCGTAGCCCTGCAGAATATTAGGGTGGAATTAATTGTAGTTACATTTTGGAACGTTATCGCAGTTAATGAACCGGATTGGAATCTACATGTTGCAAAGTGATCAACAATATTATCAATCGACCCCGAAACTAAGAAATCTGGTACGAATCGTGCATAAGGATTTCCGGATCCGTAATCATCACCGGTACCATCCATATATCCTGGATTGACGTCATCGTCATCATTCGAGTCAAGAGCAGCATTCGAGTACTCTGAAAGTGTGCCGGTAACTGGGTGGCCCAGCCACCCATACCCGATACCGACCTGGCCGTTGGACACAGATACCTGATATTCGGAAGCCGTATCGCCTTCCGGCGCTGCTGTTAGTGTCTCAACGATATCAGACGAATCTATGGCGTTTCCATCAGGTTCATCGCTACCACCATGACTAATCCATGCGCTACTACACTTAATGGAAGTAACTGACTCTGCACTCATACCATCAATAATACCCATGACAGCCTGGTCCGGATCAATTGCACGGTTAACGTTAAATACCGCAACGCCGGCATCATAAAACAAGAGGCCGACTTTTCTGGATGTATCAGCGGAGTCAACAATATCTGCAACTTCACCACCGAAAGTAGTCCGCTTACTAGTAGCAGCGCCAATATCAGTAAAAATTGCCACCGAACCAGTAGAGGTAGTATTTAAGTTGGGTGTGATGCCATCAGCCCAATATGGAGGTGGATCAATAATGTGATCACCATCCGCATCAAGCTCTAGCTCTGGATTTCCAATTGGGATTAGGTCTCTATCAACCAAATCTTGCTCACGCCAACAGCGGTAAGAGTTGCCGGCCAAAGAAGCAGATTGATAAAACCTCATGGCAAAGGTTTCTCTCTTAATCTTATCCCTGGCAAATAGTCTCTTAAAGCAAACAAAGAATGCATTATCTATGCGGTCGTCCTCTTCGTCCGATCCAAAGGGGGTTGAAAAATAGGCATCTGAGTCACCCATAAGGGTGGCTGCAAACTGCTTATATATGTCAACCTTCTCCCTCATCATCATTGATTCGGAGGGAAATAATAACTTACCAGAAGCATCTTCGGAGATTAAAGTGTCTTGAACTGTCGAACCACTAAAATATAGCCCAACTGTCATATCCATAACAGCATTTGCACTTTGCAATGTATGATCTTGATCGTACACCGTCTGAAATAGCGATGATGTAACACCTTGTCCTATTCCTCCGGTGACAAATACCTGAAATTCTCTTCTGGTATCTGACCCGGATATATCCTCCTGGATAATATCAACTAATTGATTTAACGCCGAGCGGCTTGTCTTAATATCTGCCGCTGAAATTTCTTTAAATGTTGCCATGACTTTCTATAACCCTCTTTAATTCTTAGAAATTTGAACTTCAAACTCTTTTACAGCGCCCGACTGAATCCCCACGATACTTATGACAGAAGAGATTACATTCTTATCGCTAGCATTACCATAAATTAGGAATTGTGAATCTGTTACTGATTTCGTCTCAACAGGTACGGTAACCCGAGAACCACCGACTGAAGTTGTTGTCGGATCCCTGGTTACAATATACGTTGCAATATTATCGGCATCAACATTATCGGGCGTCATACCGCGTAATTGCAGGAATCTACTGGGTACCTTAATAATAAAGGCCTGATCCCTTAACTCAACGTCAATGGTACTCTCATTCTGAATTTCCTGAGTCACTGTCAACGTAATACTTGAGCCAGATCCTGATCGAGCCATGGACAATGTTGTCCCAGTCGAATCTAGCCCATCTCCGGCTAGCGATAAACTCGGAAGCCTAATTAGGTTCGGATTTGAAACACTAACCAGCTTATGTTTTAGTGCTAAATTACCGCTTGTTTGAGCCTCGAAGATCGGGGTATTTTTTTCAACTTTTTCTTTCCCCACTGTTCTGCCAAACTTCTCTATGATTGTATAATCAACCTCATCATCACCTAATGCAAATTTTACGATAGAAAAAGAACCGTCATTCCTGGCTAAGAATGCCCGTCCCGTGTCAGTTAAAACTGCGTCTACTATGATGTTATTTGTTGAATGATCTAAAAATCCCATCTACATGCTCCTCAGATAAATATATCGTTACTTGTTAGTCCGTAAATCGTCTATTTCAATATCAATAACCTGGCTCTTTTGCCTGTCTGTATTGATAACCTGTAATTTGTATGATCCGCCTTCTACTTTTGTTGTCCATAAGTCTAAGTCTTCATCGTCTTCGCCTTTGATAGATAAGTATTCCGGATCAAAGAATATCTTACAAGAAGAATGACCACTATCTTTAATACAATCACTCGTGAGGTTTATTTCTCCGTTAGCTGGATCGACCCCCTCTAAAAGATAAAAATTGGGATAAGGCTTAGGGGCCCCGGAGGGCGAGATCATTTTTTTCATTAATTTATTCTTAGACTCATCAAACCAGACTAAGAATTGTGCAGAGTAATTTGAGCTAAAATCATGTGCATCAATACTACATAATGAATATATAGCATAAGACTCCTTCGTAAACTCTTCATCCCAATACGTCGTGGATGGGTCTTGCATCTCAACAACACGTGAGCGCCGCGGCATCTCACTACGGGCATCAGGAATCTCACTATCATCAAAATCATACTCTACTTGCATCTCAAATGGATCATAGATAGTTTTTCTCTTAAAAACCTGAAATCTTTTGATATCTCTTTGTGGAACAACAGGAAAGCTCCACATGACCATAAGTTTTTGATCTTGATAATCCCACACAAAATCTAAATCAAACGGTGGGGGTGGTGGCCGGTACTCTCTACATCTTACCCTACTCTTCCTAGAAGATCTTGAAGATATTAGTCCAGATATTGCGTATACCTGTGCTGTTTCTTCATCAACTGCCTGAAATTGGCACATCGCGATCGCACGAATTGAATACGAATAATATGATCCATATTTCATCTTAGTATCGATAGCAACACCGTTAGCAGACCCTGCAACGATTATTGGTTCACAACGCTTATATCTTCGATTCGGTTGAAGCTCCCATTTATCAATCACATATCCAATGATTTTTACAGCACTCTTAAATGCACCGGGATCAACTCGATCGATTGATATCGGAATAATATTAGGCGCATACTCATAATCCGATATCATTCCTGGCTGGCCATCTTTTCGAGCCTGAGTTTGAATTTCAGCAGCTTGCTTAATTTTATAAGAAAGCTCATTCATAAAGGGTGAGGTAGGATCCGCAACTGACTTAACTAAAATATCATGTAAAAACTTATCGCTGATCTGACTATATTGCTTTATGGCTCTAAACGTTCTTAACCAACGAGGGCGATAATACCGTCTTCGGCCTGATCGAGTACGATAATAGTATACCGACCGATATCTTAGGCGTCCCATAGCTCGGATAATCCATTTACCGGCCACATAATCACCGGTCATTTCATTCAAAAGCTTTGCCGTATTGGCCCGGGTGTACTGCCAACCCTTTTTCTTATTCCAGTATGATTTATCATACCCTAAGGATCTGCCCCTAATCCGCATTGATAATCTCAATAGCTTATGTGCTTTATACCCAATCGAGCGATCTTGTAAGTTTAATGTTGAGTATCCCTTACTAGCAACATCGATTTCTTTCTGAATCTTATCTAAATTATCCTTGATAATTTTTTCTACGTTTTGTGGCTTTGAAAGTTCGGCCACAAACTCATTATCAACGCTGGCGTTTGTTCGAACATCAGCTGGATCAAATGAAAACTCAATCCAGCGAGGAATTCTTTTTCTTAAAGAATGCTTTAGATCTGCTGTTGTGGCACCATGCATACGAGCATCACCACTATCATCAATTTTTTCATCTGGAACGAAAAAGTTATACCTAAAACGTGCACGAAAGCGCCATACTTCAGGTACATCTAGAATCGTTAATACTTTAGATGGGTAGGAAATTGCCATTATGAACTGCCATCCTCTGTTGTAAGCGTTGATACCGTTACAAAGAAATCATTAAAAGAGCTATAGTTTTCAGATCGTCGACGAGGCTTAAGTTTTCTAATAATGTGCCCGGAAGCATCTTGAACCTCTTCTGTCATATCCATAAATTCTTTTCGCTCGGCCGGGGATTTTCCTGCTAAAACGTTCGTTGTTGCAATCATATCAATCTCAAAATCATCTGGGTCTACAGGGACCATAAGTACCCTATCAAATGTACGCGGGGCGAGTATTTGGTTAATCATTGCACATGGACCTAAAATTCTAGATGAACAAATCATTCTAAAATGTTGCATATGATAAGAGGATAAGCGAGGCTTCTTTCGGAAAAACCTGCGGCGTATAAAACGATATCGCTTATTTTCATATCTTCGAAGTTTCCTATTATGTTTGAGACTAGCTCTATTTTGCTTATTGACCCACTTATTGCGTTTTCGAATCATCTTATTATAAGCTGATTTGTACTTTGCCGCTCCCTTGCGTAACGGGTGAGAACGATTACCTGATCTATAATAAGATCCCCAGCCGGCAAGATAACGACTTTGCATCACTAGTCTTTGCTTGTTCTGGATCGCCCTAGCATATCTTTGGACCCGAGCTCGACGATATCGTGAATAAACACGGTTATATGCCTGTCCATAGGTGATATACTTAGAGCGCCGATAATATCTCTTTTTATTCCCTTTCTCAGCAATACGCAAATCCCGGGCAAGTCTGGCTAGCTGGGATAGGGTGGGCCGCGTCCAGATCTCAGAATCCTTGAATGTAGCCACACGAACCCGCGGGTTATTCTGGATCTTGGTGTTTAATAATAGGTTTCCAGCAGGGATGGTACCAGAATAAACCCACCACTTAGTTTTTTCATGAGCCTGAGATAATTGAAGCATTTTTGCAGCATCAGCATCTACTAATAACTGGCCCCACTCTTCATGTTTTAGGAATGTATTCTCGTCCAGTGTTAGCCCATTTAACAATCGATAGTAAATGTGCAATAAGCGATTTGTTATATGATTCTGAATCATTTGTATACGCTTCTTTTCCGGTACATCCCTATACTGCCAGTGATCATAAAGCTGCAGCGCAGTCTTATTTTGTAAGCCTTTCCACGTAGCCATAGTAAATTCAGAGTTCTTAACCATGGAATCAAAGTTCCATGTTCTAGTCCTTCTCCTGCGACCTCGACGTTCGGACGGATATATTTTTCTAAATGCTTCAGGCATTAAAAAGATCGATCGATCATACACAAACTTTTTAGGCTTAAATACTATGTCTTCATACTCTAAATCTCGTTTATGAACATGAAGCTCAAATACATCCTTTGCCTTACTTAGCTCAGTATTATTCTTTTTCCCCAGAGTATAAGGCGGATTTTGTAGAATATCAATCGTGTCCATTGGTATACCAACAGTCATAACACGAATATTTCCACCAACTAATCCTCTCATTTCTGGGGCGTTTAAGAATGACTTAAGGGCGACCATCTCCTCAGCTTCTAAAATCATTTCTGCGGAAAGATATGATGGGTCATTATCTTTTCTAGACAATTTTTTTGAAGCAACACGTTGTAAAGCCAATTGGTGAGGAGTCAATGACTTTAGAATATCCTGACCAAAAAGAGTCCTCGTCTTCCATGCCATATAACGACGAATTCTAGAAGACTCGATATACCTACCTGACTTCTCGTATTTTTTATTTCCGGTCATGCTGAAGTCTTCTTCAGCAGTGTTGAAAAATGTCTTTACATTCGCTGCAGATGTACCCATTGAGTCGCCAATTGCCTGCAGATGACTCATTAATAGATTCTTAAACTCAAGCTCTTCCTCAAAAGCATTAACAAATGATTGAAGATCTGCAAAGACGGCATCAGACGAAGAAACACTCGACGCAGACTGCAATGCATCTAAAACGGATAGCTTTCCTTCCATCATATCACGTGTTAAAACTATTTCTTCTGGCTGCTCAGCCTCAGTTTCACGTTCCTTAATCTGCTTAGCCCGAGTTTGGGGGTCTTGGTTCATTGATATCGATAGGACATCACGTGAAGCTTTTACAGCACGTTCATTAACCTCTGCATTATATTTAACGAATACCGTATTATTATGTCTTACTAACTCAGCATTGGTAAACCTGGTATACAGTATCGTAAATATCTCAAATATAGCAGCAATTAGTGCATTCTCATCCCAACCGTTATACTTTGTTAGCCTGGTTTGATTCATATAAACGCCACCGGCATTATCCCTATTAGCTAACTCAACAGCTTCCTCCTGAATTTCTCTTGCTATTTTAATGATATGAGAAAAAGGAGTATAATATGAGCTAGTTCCTTGGGCAGATTTTCGAAGGGCGGAAACAATCCCACTATTTCTTAATTTTATAATTGTCCTGGTATTTGTCTCCTCCGGTGGACGGCGCTGGTCATCCATCGTGTTCCTGGCTACAATTGATGTCCAGAGTGATGTTCTTTGCCAGCGGCTGGCCATCCTATAGTAATCTTTCCGGCGCTCTTCCTGTTCATCTGCACTGGCCTGCTTTGCTTTTTCAAATAGCTGGCTGTAGGATGATGTGGTTCGAACTAAATTAATAGCTGCATTAGCTGAAATATTATATGTTTTTTGAATCCAGTCAGCCGTAATTGCAGCATAAGGCCGGAACCCGCCTATTCTACTCAATTGAATTGAAGGATCTGGCGGGCGAGGGATTGGACTATCAGCATCAGGCTCTAAAAATTCTTCCGCGCCAGTATCAACAACTAATTGATCACGCGCGTCGCGAATCTCAAGGGTGAACCGTAATAGTTTATGTCGTAATCGAGGATTTTCACGGGACAAATTCATAAGAGAAGCAATAATAAGCTGCTGCTCACTCTTTCGAACTGCCGACTGTGTGCCGTATATACATGTTATGAATGATCTTAAAATCTTAAGAAATATTGTCCTTGAATGTAACCGCTGATCTGGATCAACACTATTTAATAATAGCTCTAAATACTCAGCAACATCATCCGTAGTCTTCTTAAGCTCAGAACCGAAATCATAGTACGGCTCAAAGTCTAAACCATCAAAAAGATTTCCAAAACGCATGATGCCATCAACAAGCGCAGTTGAGCCAGCAGTAGCTGTTTGGCCATCCTTTGTTGTAAAGTCCCTAGTTTCGAAAGGTAATATTAGCCGGTTTCGTGAATCATTTAGCAGCACAAACGAAGCCAGGCTGCCCCGGGGCCAGCCATCAGTTAAAATATTTCTTCTAACTCGGCCGAGTGACCACCAGAATGGATTATGTAGATCTACATTAAATCTCTTACCAAGACTAGTTCCAGAAAGATAGCCTATTCCAGCGCTGGTACAAAGTTCATTCGAAATGGTAGTTGTTAGTACCTTTATTTTGTCAGCATCGTCTGCTGGAAGGGAGGCAATAAACCTTGAATAGTTATTGTACTTCGTCGCATCAAACTTTCGTTGGCGTTTTTTTCCTCCGGACGTCCACTGCCTATTCCCCATCTTATAAATTCTGAACTTGTAGAATTTTGACTTTGGAATAACCCGGGTGTTAATGGTCGTAGAGTTTTCATCTTCGCCACGCTCGGTCTCTTTATCAGTCACCAATCCTGGGGAATGGTTCCTACATGCATAGTATAGGTCATAAAGCATTTGGCCGTAGACCTTACTATTACTAAATTTCTTATATCCCTCCTCAGAGAAACCCAAGTCGTTTATAAACAACGTGCTAAGGTCTGTGTTTTTCCCTACTGAGGTGCCTAGCTCAGACTTTTTAGCATAATGACGAGCTGTTGCCCCACGAAGCCTTGACGAATTATCCTTAATATCTAAAGAACTTTTAGCCCCTGATAGGACCTGTAGAATTTTTTCCCTCCACTCGATCCACATTTCCTCTTTATCAGTATAATATTCATACTTTTGCTCAAGCTGGGTAAAGACACCCCCGATATCAACATCCTTAAGCTTCTTAATTACCTCTTCAACATTTTCAATCTGAAGCTGCCTCATGGCCCATCGGAACTCAAGTAAAGACTCAATATATCCTTTCCTTCCGGAGGTTGATCTAGCCGGCATCCAATCGAATGACGCTATCAATTCTGGGCGAAGGCTGGAAATTGAGTGCTCTAATAAATACCCGTTCATTCCTGTCATAGAACCAATCGGAACATTACTTTTAGATGACTTAGCATCGACGTCTTCAGTTATTCTCTTTGCCGGTGGATTGTATAGGCGTACAGAACTTAAATCACGAATTGATAATGATGCAGATATACCTGATTGTAACGTTCTGGAATATGAACTGGACGGGATTTTTCTATAAATTGAATAATGAGTCGCGGCCTGGTTTCTTCTAGTCTTGCGCCGGCGTGCGGCACCACCAAAAGTTACCTTTGAATTATCTGCTAACGAATCTGATTTATTTTCATCTTTTTCAGCTAACGTTATCGAGACTTTTTCTGTACTAGCATCTTGGTTAGATCCCAACAAGTTGTTCCCGTTGTCAATTGGATCAGACTGAACATTCAGCGTTGTATATCTTCTTCTATTCCTAATTGCCATTTTATGTTCCTACCACAAACGAAGGCTCTGATGTTTCCAACGTTACGTCTTCAGCTGTTACTTCATTACCGTAAGTATAGTCGGCCAATACAGGGATTACGCTATATTCAATTGTGCCTGGTTCTCCTGATAATTCTCTATCAAAGAAATAATATCTACCAGAATATGATAGATTGTGCACTGTGCCAACCGTAGATTTTACACCTTGAAATCTGGCCATCACGATAAAATGATCTACATCATCCTGATCACCAGTGATAGACCAGAGTAATAGCGTCTTATTTGTTCCCAACTTACGGGCGTTAAGCTTATCAATCTCTGGCTTGAAATCTGGGATATCGGCGTCTATTGCAGATTCAATTCCCGTACGTCCTTCGATAAATTTATCTTGTGACTTCATTCTAGATCTTGGGTTCATTCCAAATGACTGACCTGTAGAAGGTAAGGTGCCGTTTCTTAATGTCGACGGGTTCATGAATTTCGAAATCTTACGCTGGTATTTCTTTGCAGTAGCGATATCAATATCATCACTTAGGGCCGTGTCAAACAAGGTCTCTGCACTCCGCATTAATACCCTAACGATATACCGATAAGACCTCCCAGCCTGTAACGAAGAGACTCCAGTGTACCTTCTAGATGTTACATCATCTACAAACTCTCCAGAACTTAAGACACCGAATGTTTCTGTTTCTCCAGAAACACTATCCTGGCGTTGTACTAAAAACGCGACCAGATTATTAAGCTTTTCCCTATCGGATTGCAGTTCATCAATAAAGTTCTTTTCAGCACCTGCAGCTTCCAGAGCCCCAACGATTGTTTCCATTCCAGTGTCGGTAAATGATGGTTCAATATTAAATGAGACAGAAGCATTACCAGAATCATCACCTTGAATTGCTAAACCGGTTAGCTGAATTACGATTCTTTCTTCCTCTGAGACTTCTTTGTAAAATTCATGAACCTCTGTTATTTTTGATTGTACTTCATTTCCGTTTGGGTATACTAATACACACCGATACTCATAGATATGACCATGTCGTACGGCTGTATCTTCAAAGACTAAATCAACCGTATCAGAGTTAATAGTCTGTGTTTGATCCTCGGGTTCTGAGCCTACAATTCGTTGTGAATCGTTAAATCGTCTCGCGGACGGTTTGGAGCTTAGGTCGTTTGCCGTTATATACAATGCAACTGGGCCTTCCGGAATATTGGAAACTCGAACTATGACCTGGTCACCCTGTGTTTGTGCAAATATTGAAATATGCGTAAGCTCTTCAACAGATTTTTTCCCTAATGATCTATGCCTTCTTGGTTTTGCAACTGCATTACGAAATGCATGTGATACGCGTTGGCGAGGGCCGACGGGGATGGCACGATATATACATGTTGAAGAATTATTAATCCAGTCGTTAATACGCTTATACCGGTCTTTCCTTGTCAACGGAATTTTTCGAATAAGCTCATATTTTCTTGCGTAATTTGCAGAGTCCGGATTCAAATACTTTCTATATAACCAAACCTCAGTTGCAACTCGATCAACCTGTCGTATCCAAACTATATTTCGGCCGACTCGGGCTGATCTGGCAAAAACATATGGGGCATAATCAGGGGTTAAAAATTCTTCAATCTCTGCATCATGATCAACAATACGGTGCTTGACGTCTAAGACATCACCGTCTGAATTATAAAGCTCTATTAAAAAATGTAGTTTTTGTAAGCCCTTAAGCGCTTG